AAGAACCATATTGTTGTCTAGACGGTGCTCCATTATTTTGAAATTGCACAGCCTGATTGGTAACATTTCCTGTTGCTGCTGCCACAGGGTTGGACGAGTTATTGGTGTCTCCTTCCGCATATGCTGGTGTTATTGTGAGAATACAGAGAGCGAGGTAGTAGTAGAGTTTATTGTAAAGTTTCTTGTGGTGTCCCATTGTTCTACTAATCCAGCTGATCTGGTGGTTGTTTCTAGTGTCCAAGGTAGAGTTGTGTCTGTTATGGTAAATGTAGTACCACTACCTGCAATATCAGCAGAGGGTGTTACATTAGATCCATTCCAAGTCTTTACTTCAGCACCAAACACTTGACGCTGTTCTACTTCGGTTATGGTCTGTGTGGTTGTGGTCGTGCTGTTCATTGACCCTGTGGTAAACTGAGGTGTAACGGTATTAGCATATGCACCTGCAGGTAGCAGTAGCATAGCAATAAGTAATTTTCTCATTGTTTGGTTTTTTCTTCTTTAACCTTCTTACTATTACCAGTAGAAAGACCAAATGTGGCCAAAGCTCCAGTAAAAATCGAGGCTACGAACGTGATGTCGGACGATGCACCTAAAGGTTTTTTGACCATAGGTAACTCAACATAGTTAAGAGTAATGATAAAACCAGACCAAACAACAACCCCTAGACGTACTATTGCACCTAGTATTGCCATTTGTTCATCATGGTCATCTACATTTTCTTTTATCTTTTTTAAGAAACTTTTGGGTTGTCCTTTGATAACCTTATCTTCTTCCATGCTGTTTTAAGTATTGGTTTCATAGCTGTAACAACCCATTTAAAAGCTGCTGTTGCAGTTAGGGTTGCAGCTACAGAAACGACTGCTGTAGTAGAAGCCGTTATAAGTATTTCGTTTTCTGGTAAAGGCATTTTGAAGTCCGTAAACGGTATATCAACCTGCCTTATGCCAGTAGGTGCTTCTTCTGTAGCCTCTGGTTCTGTACCTTCTGGTTCTCTAAGATCACTAGGAGGTACTACCAAAGGTACATAACTAGGAACGTCAGCTGTTGGTAAAGGTATAGATATTGTTTCAATCTTCTGCAATCTCGGAAGTGACAGTGTTGGAATCTCCATCTTCTAACTCCCTATCTTGTATGACAGCTTGTATAGCTATAATTTGTTCTTTACAAGTATTTTGAACTTTTAAAGCTTCATTGTGTTGAGTAACTAACTCTTGTAGTGTTTCTTTTAATTTTTCAGTGGTTGGTCTAGTCATGATAAATTACCAAGGTTTTCCTGCTGCTGTAACTGGTGTGTTGATAAGTGCTATTTCATCTTCTAAAGATTTTTCAATAGCAGCAACTTCATCAGTACCAAGTTTTTCTTTAACCCAACCAAGTACTGTTGACTCAGTTAGGTCTTTGTAAGGTATAAGAGTTTCTGGTTTTTCAAGTTCTACTTCACCAGTTGCTCTTGCTTTTTCTTCACTACCGTCTATACCTTTTACACGATAGATAACTTTTTTGACATAGCCGTCAGCTAGTTCTCTTTCTAGGGTGTTTACTTCCCAAGTTTTAGTAATTGCCATTTTTATGTTGTTGGTTTTGTTGGATATGTAGGATTTTTAGGATCAGCTGTATTAGCTGGTAAATCTCTTAGTGTTTTTCTGTATGCTGCCCAAGGAACTTTAATTGTATCAGGTACATCAGCTCCTTGAGTCCAGTCAGAGTCTCTTAATAATCTGTCCCTTTTTTGCCTTAATAAAATAGTAGCACCTTCAGCACTTGTACAAAACTCTTCACATTCTTTTTTTTGTGCATCAGTAAGTACAGGATTATAGACTTCACCAGTCACCATATCTACAGAGGAAGCATTTACCTTTAATTTTCTAATAAGATATTCTGTTATTAATGTATAGTATTTTGGGTCCATTATGAGTAATCCATGATTCGTGAAATAGTACAATAGCATCCACCTTTAGCTCCACCAGCGTCAGGGTCTGTAGTGCGGAGTTGAAACGTGATAGTTTTTGTTCCAGATGTCCAACCAATAACATAAGATATGCATATTGTTTGCTGATAAAGGTGTGGATTTGCTTCATAAGCTGTAGGTGTTGCTGAAATTGTGTTACCATCATATAAAATCCGTATCTGCCATGCGTCAGGGTCACCGTTATTTATATCACCAGAATTAGGAGATGGAGTGAAATTGAAAAAAAGTGCGTACATACCTGGGGCCAGATCATTTGATACTATGTTTGACCAATCACTGGTGGCATATACATGTGCTTCTGACCACGAACCCCTAACCATAGAGGTAGTACCTATTGTACCACCTCCTATTCCATAAAAAGCCATTATGATACCTCCGTTAGATTAAATTTATATTTTTTACCAGAACGGTTATTTTTTAAGAACAAGTCTGATTCTCCTTCTTGCATGGTCCAGTCACCCCATGTGCCATCTACATCGTTAGATGAGCCTTCGTTAGATAAGTGAAGGTCATTAGTGTAAACGTTTCTCCAACGATATGATGAATTACCTAAGTCGTAAGCATTACCAGAGGATGGTCTAAAATGTCCACTTTGATCTATACCACATCTATCATTACCTCCATTGTCTCTAAATAACATGCTCCAAGTACTGTGACTACCACCCTGTATATAAAGAATCCCACCATTATTTTGTATCTTTCCGTCATTAGCTTCACCTGTCCAACTACTGGCAACAAATCTTAGATCGCCACTATATACCTGAGCACCTGTTGATACAGTTCTAAATTTTAAACTGTTATCGTAAAGAAGCTGCACCTCACCGTTAGCATAAAACCTTGTAGATACTTCATCAAGAGTTGTATCTGCTCCATTACTATACTTAAGTTCAAACTTTCCATAAGCACCATCTTCTGCTAGAAAACCCCAACTTCTTGAATTAGAAGTACTATCGTAAGGCCACACTAATGTCTGAGTACCAGCACCCATAGACACACCTGAAGAAGTTGTAGTAAACTTTTTACTGTTGTTGTGATACAACTCTACTTGTCCATCATGCACACATTTAATATGCATATCACCACCATCTTTATCTTTCAAATAAATGTTGTCAGCATTTACTCTTAAGACTCCAGTGCTGTTTGTAATGTGTGAGTCTGTTCCATCGTGATAAAGTTTTAAGTCTCCATCATTTCCGAAACGGTGTTGATTATTGTCATCTGTATATAAATGTCCAAAAACATAAGCACCTGTACTATATGTCTCAAACTTTTTACTGGCATCATAAAATAACTCTACTTTACCGTTTCTTTTGCAAATAATATGATCGTCACCATCACCACTAATAAGCTCAAGTTTTGATCCACTACCATGATTACCTGTATCGAATCCTCTTATAAATGGTGAACCGGATGAGCCTAGATTTAATTGTCCTTGTCCAGCAGTTCCACTAGCTGAAGTTGATGTAAGATCTCCAGTAGTTACAGTACCATAAGTTGTAGTTTCAAACTTTTTACTGCCATCATAAAAAAGAGATACGTCAGCATTGTTAGAAATTTGAACTGCCCATTCATTAGCAGCAGTTTTAAATCCAATGTCACTTTGAGCAAAGATATATCCTCTTGTAGTACCTTGTGATGCTAAATAAATAGTATTCTGAACAGCATCATTATCTAACCAAAGACCATCTTCAAATACTTCAAGATTTTTATAATTATCGTGGTATAAAGAAACTGACCCACCATTTTGAAATCTAGCTAACGACTCTGTTCTACCAGAGTTCATAAACATTAAATCATTACCTTCAAGAACTAACTGACCAGTTGTGTTAGCAACATACGAGTTACTTCCATTATGGTAAATTTGTAAGTCTGCTGAAGCTCCAAACCTAGCTCTATTAACAGCAGGGTCATTACTATCACCAAAATTAATAAGTTCACCATTTACATCTAAGTCACCACCTAGCTGTGGTGATGTGTCACTGACTAGATCTGTGTTAATACCTGATAAGTTAGATCCGTCACCTGTGTAAGAGGTAGCCGCTACTGTGCCTGTGACTGTAACTCCACTACTTGTAGTCTCTAACTTTTTACTGTTGTTGTGATATAGCTCTACAGCTCCGTCTTTAATGAACTTTGCCATATCTTCATTAGAAGCATAGCTCTGTATTCTGACATTATCTGCACCACGAATGTATAAATCACCTGTCCCAATATCTTCTATAAATGAGTTATTTCCGTTGTGACGAATTTGTAGGTCATCACTAGCTCCAACAGCAATTTTTCCAGTATCAGTACAAGTTTTTATATCTCCAGATGCACAAAGAGTTCCTGTTAATGAGGCACCATAGCTTGTAGTCTCAAACTTTTTACTGTTGTTGTGATATAGCTCTACTGCTCCGTCTGCTACAAACTGAGCCATTGTTTCAGTTGCAGTTCCAGTTCGTCTTATAACTAAATTTCTATTTTCTGAATCTATACGGTTTACACCGCTAGAAGAATCGTGATAGATTTCTAGGTCTAAACTTGATCCAAAAGCTGCTTTTACATTATCTGTTAGTTTTAACCGACTACCAAATATTTGTACTCCGTCTGCTTCGGTACGAAGTTTTTCAGAATTATCATAATAAAGTTTTACATTACCATCTTTTCTTCCGTCAAAGATTAATTCACCGCCACCAGAAGGTTGCATCTGAATAATGGCACTTTGTAAATATAAAACTCCGCTAGTTGGTGTATTCTTAATGAGAATGTTACCGTCAGTGTTTTGGAATCTAGCAAAAGAACCATCATGGTAAACTTGTAAATCTGACCCTGTACCATATATAGACTTTACGTTGTCATTGTGGTTGTTACTACCAGTAAATGTGTTACCAGTAACAACAGCAAAGTTACCTGTAGCTGTGACACCATCTACCCAAGCACTACCAGTATAAACTTTTAGTGAGTTAGATGTAGTGTTAAAGAACAAGTCTCCAACATCTAGGCTAGTTGTAGGGTTGTTTGCACCTATACGATATACGTTAAAGAAACTGTTAACATTAGATATGTTACTTGCTACTGTGTTTACGTTTGAGATAGAACCAGCAGTTGTATTTACGTTTGCTATAGAGCCAGCAGTAGTATTAACATTTGCAATAGATCCAGCAACTGTACCAACATTATCATCAATAACTGTTATGGTGTTACCCATAGAGTTACCATGTGATGTGCAGTAGTACTTCAATGAGCTAGGAGCATTAGCTGCTACAACAATAACTACAGTAGCACCTGAACTACCAGCAGTACCACTTGTTGTAACTCCAGTAGTATAAGAGTTATCACTACTATCTCTAAATGCAAGAGGGTGTCCACTATTGCTACTGTCAGACATATCAAATGTGTATGTCTTACCTCTAGCAAGTTTTAGTACAGGTGTCTGTACACCATCTATAAAGTACTTGTTACCACTTACGTTTTGTACAGTAACTGTAAATGTCTGGTTAGCCCCAGCAGAGTTAGAAACACTGTTTACATTTGTTATGTTATTTCCAACGTTGTTAACATTAGTTACACTATCAGCTACAGTGCTCAAATCACTCAGCACATCAGCTACAGCCAACGTGTTCATGTCAGATACAACATCTGATGTAGCTAACAGGTTCATGTCAGCAACAACATCATTAGTACCTAGAATAGCCATGTCAGCTACAACATCGGTTGTACCTAATATAGACATATCTTCAACAGCTGCTGCTGTACCAAGTCTGCCTATTTCTGTTGCCTTACCAGCTACAGTTGTAACCTCTGTTGCTTTAGGAACTAATCTGTGAAATGTATATGTGTGTAGTGTGCTTGTAGACTCTACTATAAATCCAAAGCCAGATGGTATAGTAGATGTTACTCCAGTTATAGTAATGTTAGCGTTGTTTGCTAAGTTACCGTTATTTATAGTAAGTGTTGTACCACTAGGAACTAAGTTTGTAGAAGCTGCCTTAATACTTAATACAGCTGCTGACCCTGCCTGACCCTGTGGGTTAGTATTAGGAAAGTGCTGTTCGCTTTCTACAATATCAAAGCCACCAACATCATTTACAATGTCAATAATTCTGTCGTTGATAGCTGCGGTTGTAGCAATCGTAGTATCATTGTCAGGAAATGTTTGACCATCTTTAATTGTATCGCCAGAACTAATATTAAAAAATCTAGCATCAGCTGCTGCTGAAGTTAAAAAAGATGTATCATTTGTTGTTGCAGACCCTTGCTCACTAGATGTTATAACTGTAGCACCATTTAACTTGTCTGATGTAATAGACCCTGCTGCATAATGCTCGTTATCTAAAGCTCCAGCAACAATATGTTCAGAGTTAACAACATCATCTTGTATGTTATCTCCATCAATACAGTCATTAGACAAGTGCTGATGATCTATAGAGCCGTCTACATAATGTTCTGAGTTAATAACATTGTCATTTATTTCACTAGGGCCAACTGCATTTGTTGCTATTTGAGCAGAGGTAACTGCATTATCTGCTATCTTAGCTGTAATTACAGAGTCGTCAGCTAGTTGACCGCTTGTAACTGCACCTGTAGCTAGTTTAGCTGTAGTTACCGCACCATTAAGTATTTCAGTAGTTGTAATTGCATTGTTTGCAATCTTGTTTGATGAGATTGCTGAGTTTGATAAGTCAGCTTCTACAATAGTTCCATCTACAATGTTAGCTGAAGCAACTGTTATATCTGTTGGTAATGCTCCTGATCCTAATTTATCTAAGGTTACAGAATCATCAGCTAGTTTACTACCAGCTATATCTGCACTTGCGTTTATATCAGCGTTAACTATACTGCCATCTACAATATGGCTAGATGTAACAAAGTTTGTGCTTGGTTGATCTCCGTCAAACAAAACACCTTCTATAGTTAATGCTTTGTTTCTAGCGTCTTGTGCTGTAAAATTAGATTCAGTAGAGGAGTTATTAAGATCTGTAGCTCTTATAGTGCTGCCACTTGCAAAAGTTGTATATGAACTGTCTGCATCTCTTGTTCTACGTTCACAGAATACTACTGCACCTTGCGGTAGGGCAGAGTTGAACGTAATTGTATTG